TAGTGGACAAGGTGTATATAAAGAGTTAGATACTTATGTATCAACAGGATATATTGTTACTGCATTAGCTGACTTTTATACATCAGAGAAAAAACAATGGGTAGGTGCAAAGCTAAATACTAATGGTGTAAGTGCTGGAACTGTAGAGTTAGCAACATCAACAATACCAACTGATATAGATAATATAGATTCTGCTACTTGGCAAAACCAGATAACAATAGCATCTGGTGTAGGTGGTGATGAGGAAGTATTGGAGTTAGTAGATGGTAGATGGATTACAGCAAAACTTACTATTACTACTTCTGATACCTCACAAAGTCCAGAGTTATTATCTTTTGCTATTAGAGGTTTCCAGCTTGTCAATGACTTAGTTGTTGATATGCCAATAAATATATCTGACCAAATAGAACGACCATTTAGAAAAGCATTACGGATCAATGGTCAAGGTGAATTAATCTATCAAGCTCTTAGAAATAAAGAAGGAAAGAATGTTCAATTAGAGATATATAGACCAGATACTTTATTACGAGGTATAATAGAAAATGTTAGCAGTCCTATTGAAGAAATTTCTCCAAGAGGGTCGGTAACACAATATTGTCTAGTAAGATTTAGAGGTAGTAAAGTAATTGCAACTTCATCTTCTGGACAAGGATTAGGAATACAATTATTAGGTGTAAATAATTTAGGATTATAGATGACAGCACAAGAAACGAATTTATTTAACGCATTTGAAACAACCTTAGCAACAACTATGGGTTCATCAGATACAACTTTAACAGTTGCAGCAGTAACAGATAGTTACCCAACAACTTTATCAGCACCTTTTTATATTGTTATTAACCCTGACAGTGCTACTAACAGAGAAGTGATCCTTGTTACAGCAGTAAACACAGGAACAAAAGAATTAACAACATCAGTTCCCAATAGATATTTACAAGGTTCTGCTGCTAGTTCAGGATTATCACACTCATCTGGACAAGTTGTCAGAATGGCACCTTTACAACAACACATAGAGGACATCAATGACAGAGTAGATACCATTATTAATGAAGATGGTACAGCAGTCAATACATCATTATTCTTAGATGAAGATGATATGGTATCTGACAGTGCTACTAAAGGTGTAACACAACAATCAGTTAAGGCTTATGTAGATAGCCAGGTAACAGCACAAGACTTAGATTTCTTGGGAGATACTGGAAGTGGTGCAGTTGATTTAGATTCACAAAACTTTACCATAGCAGGTACAGCAGATGAAATTGAAACAAGTGCATCAGGTCAAACTTTAACCATAGGATTACCAAGTTCTATAACTGTAGATGTACAAGGTGACTTAACAGGTAATGTTACTGCTACTTCTGTACTTGCAGATGGCGTAACAGCTACTACACAAAGTGCTGGAGATAACAGTACTAAGGTAGCTACTACTGCCTATGTTGATTCTATATCTGTAGATGATAACTTAACAGTTAGTGATGGTACAACTTCTACAACAATAGATTTAGATACACAAACATTTAGCGTTTTAGGAACTGCGAATGAAATAGAAACTACTACTTCTGCACAGACTATAACAATAGGTTTACCATCAAATATTACAGTCAATGTAACTGGTCAAGTATCAGATATATCTAACCACAGTACAACAGATTTAACAGAAGGTACAAACCTTTATTATACAACTGCAAGATTTGATACAGCTTTTAGTGGTAAATCTACTACTGACTTATCAGAAGGTACAAATCTTTATTACACAGATGCAAGAGCAAACTCTGCTATAGATACAAGAGTAGATAAAGCATTTGTTGATGCTCTTAATGTAGATGCAGATACCCTAGATGGTAATGACAGTACAGCATTTGCTACTTCTGCACAAGGTGCATTAGCTGATAGTGCAATACAACCAACAGATGGTGTAGGTGACTTATCAGATGTAGATACAACAGGTGTAACTAATGGACAAGTACTAGCTTACAACTCTACTTCTGGAGATTTTGAACCTGCTGACCCAACAACTGGAGATATAACAGCAGTCAACACAAACGCTGATTCTGGTTTAGCTGGTGGTGCTGCATCAGGAGATGTTGACCTTACTATAGACCCATCAAACTTAGCAGATGGTTCAGGTATAACAGTAGATACTTCTAACGACTTACTTATTTTAGAAGATGTTACAGATGGTACAGTTTACAAAGTTAAACCATCACAGATCGCTTCAGGTTCTGCTAACGCATTAACAGATGGAGATTCAGATTTAACAATTACAGATGGTATCAATAATGGTTTAGATTACAACTTAGATAGTACAGATATGGCTACTTGGAATACAGGTGGTATTGCCTTAACAACTAATGGTGGTATCTTTAGACATCATCAAACCCAAGCTGCTACTTATACTGTGGCAACAGATGAAGGAGCAGTTTTAGCTGGACCAATAACAATCACAGGTACAGTAACAAATAATGGTACAATGGTAGTCATCTAATGACTAATGTAAAAGTAAACACAATATCTACATCAAGTGGCAACAATGTTGCTATGCAAGTGCCTTTAAATTTAAAGTCTTATACAACTACAGAACGCAACGCTTTAACAAGTTCTGCTGGAGATGTGATATACAACACCACAGACAGTAAAGTACAGTTCTACAATGGAAGCAGTTGGGGTGATTTATAATGAGTACATTAGAAACTAACTCTATAGGTAAATACTCTGGTAATAATGTTTCTGTTGATGATGCTTTAAATTTAAAGTCATACACCACAACACAAAGAGATGCACTTACATCAGTTGCTGGAGATACTATATACAACTCTACTGACAATAAAGTTCAAGTATATACAGGTTCAGCTTGGGAAAACTTAGGTGGAACTGAAGCAGTAAGTACGCAACTATTAATTATTGGTGGTGGTGGAGGTATGAGAAATGATGCACAAGGTGGTGGTGGTGCTGGTGCAGGAGAATTTATTGATGAGGAAATATTTTTATCTCCATCTACTAACTATACAGTTACAGTTGGTGGTGGTGGAAGTTCTGGTGGTGGTAATGGAAGCCCTACTTCTGTTGGAGAATTATCTGCTACTGGTGGAGGATATGGTGGTAGAGGTCTAAACTTTATAAATGATAGCACACTTGCTCTTAGAGGTGGTAGTGGTGCTTCTGGTGGTGGTGGTGCTTCTACAAATAGAAATATAGGAACAACTCCTGCTGGTTATGGAAGTGCTAAAAATGGTAATAATGGTGGTTCTGGTAGATGTAGTGATGGAAACTCTAACGATAGAGTTGGTGGTGGTGGTGGTGGTGCAGGTGCTGCTGGAACAAATGCTTCATCACAAACAGCAGGTAATGGTGGTAATGGACTTACTACAACAATTATTACTACAACACAAGCTGGTACTTATTCAGTAGGAGAAGTATCTGGTTCTGATTTATATTTTGCAGGTGGTGGAGGTGGTGGAGGTAAATCTAGTAATGGTACAGGTGGTCTTGGTGGTGGAGGAAACGAAGGTCAAAATGGTACTGCTAACACAGGTGGTGGTGCTGGTGGTTCTTTTAGTGATACTCAAACTCCCCCAAATTATTCTGGAGGAAGTGGTTGTGTTATTATCAAATATTCATCAGACTATTCAATCACAGTTGGTGCAGGTTTAACTTCAAGTACAGTATCAGACCCACCAACAGGATATAAAATAGAGATTTTTACAGCAGGAACAGGAACAGTGAGCTTTGCATAATGAGTGAATTAAAAACAAATAAGATTTCAACAAATGACCAAAACAATGTAGCTATAGATAATGCACTTGGATTAAAGTCATACACAGAAGCACAAAGAGATGCTTTGACTGCTAGTGCTGGTGATGTAGTTTATAACTCTGACAATGGAACAATAGATTTTTATAATGGTACAGCTTGGTTTTCAACAAGTGGTAGTACTTTTTCTTTTACAATGCAGTCTTTAGTTATAGCAGGTGGAGCAGGTGGTGGTTCTGGTAGAGGTGCTGGTGGTGGAGCTGGAGGTTATAGAAACTCTTACGCTAGTGAAACTTCTGGTCGTAATAGTTCTACAGAAAGTACTTTAAGTCTTGCTAAAAATACAAGTTATACAGTATCTGTAGGTGGTGGTGGAGCAGGTGGTGGTGGAACTGGTACTAATGGTGTAAATTCATTTTTTTCAACAATAACTTCTACTGGTGGAGGTGGTGGTGCTGTTGGTTTATCTGGTGGAACAGCAGGTAATACTGGTGGTGCAGGTGGTGGAGGTTCTGGTTTATCTGGCAATGCTGGAGCAGGAGGTACAGGTACTACTGGACAAGGTTTTGATGGTGGTGCTGGTACAAGTAATGGAGAAGGTTACTCTGGTGGTGGTGGAGGAGGAGCTGGAACTGCTGGTACAAATGGTACTTCTGGTGGAGGTGTTGCTGGTGGTAATGGTTTAGCTTCTTCTATTACTGGTTCTAGTGTAACTAGAGCAGGTGGTGGTGGTTCTGGTGCTTATGACCCTTTTGGTAATGGTGGAGCAGGAGGAACTGGTGGAGGTGGTACTGGTGGAAAAGCAGACCAATCAGTTAATATTGCTGCTACTGCTGGAACTGTTAATACAGGTTCTGGTGGAGGAGGTGGTGGTAATGGACAAAATGCTGCAAGTGGTGGTTCTGGAGTTGTAATACTTAGATGGGCAACAGCTGATGCTACAATAAGTCCAACAAGAACAGGTCTAGTAGATGGTGGAGTACTAACAGATGGTTCAGATAGTTATATAGTTTTTACTGGTGGAACAGGAACAATTACATTTAGCTGATATAATAGGAGAGATATGGCACATTACGCATTTATAAACGATAACAACATAGTGACAGAAGTCATTGTTGGTATTAATGAGGACAATACAGAAACTTTACCAGAAGGCTTTGCTGACTGGGAGGCCTGGTATGGAGATTTTAGAGGACAGACTTGTAAAAGAACTTCCTATAACACAAGTGCTAATGCACACAGTGGAGATGGAACTCCTTTTAGAGGTAACTATGCAGGTATAGGATATACTTATGATCCAGACAATGATGTATTCTTAGCACCTAAACCTTATAGCCAGTGGATATTAGATCAAGATACTTGGACTTGGGAAGCACCAACAGCTATGCCTGATGATGGTAACCAATATGTTTGGAATGAGAACACAGGAGCTTGGGAACAGGTAGTTAGCTAATGGCTAGTGAACTTAAAGTAGATATAGTTTCTGAAAAAACTACAAGCAATACTATACAACTAGGCAACACAGTATCAGAAGATGTTACTGCTGTTACTTCTAGCTCTGGTACATTAACCTTAGATGCTAGTGTTGGTGGTTTCTTTACAGTTGCATTATCAGAAGATGTAACTACTTGGACAATCAGTAACCTACCAGCAGGTAGAGCTACAGTTATTACAGTAAGATTTACACAAGACAGTACAGATAGAACTGTTGTTTCTACGATCAATACAGTTGCTGCTAAGACAGCAGGTGGAGCAGGTTGGACAATGTCCACAGGTTCTGGAGTAATTGATATAGTCACAGTCCTCTTTGATGGAACAAATTATTATTTAGTACCTCAACAAGCCTGGAGTTAATATGCCTATTGGACAAGCTAAGTTTGGCTTACTAGGAGGAGTAGTTGACCCAGGTAAATTAGAATTAATTGAAACTATAAATGTAACAACTTCAGGAACTGCAACTTTTACAAGTTTAGGAACTTATAATGTTCATTTTGCAACTTATAACAATATAAAAGTTGATAATAATGCCAATGAATTAGTTGTTGAATTATCATCTAATGGTGGTACTAGTTGGATTAGGTCAGGTGGCGATTACCAGTTTGGAAGTCAATATGGTACTGCTTCTGGCTCATTTTTAGACCCAAATAGTTCAAGTGCTAATAATTTTCCTTTAACTCATTCAGGTGGTGGTGCTACTTTAGAAACAATTAATGGCTATGTATATCTTTACAATCTTGTTAATGACCAATTTTCATATTCAACAATGCACAGTTCATATATGAATAGTAGTGCAATAGCAACAATGTATTTTGGTTATGCAGGTTTAGAGGATGCAACAAATAGAACTATTGATGCAATTAGGTTTTTGTCTAAAAATAGTCCTTTTGGAATTACAGGAACAGTTTCCCTATATGGAATTGCAGAAAGTTAAATTATGGCAGGAAGTTTAGAATTTATAAAAAATGGTGGCACTTCAACTTCTGTTGCAAGTGTAAGTATTACAGATTGTTTCAATGATAATTATGATGTTTATAAAATAGTAGTTGATAAACAGTTAAGTAATGTTGCAAGTTATAATTTAAGATTTATAAATAGTGGTGGAACAGTAATATCAACTGCAAATTATGATTATGCTACTTTATTAATGATAAGTAATGCTGCTAATTCTGAAAGTAAAGCTACTAATCAAAATCAAATTAATGGGTTTTTATCTGTAGATGCAAGAGCTTTAGATACACATAATGGAGGAGCAATACTTTATGTTTTTAATCCTACTTCAAGTTCATACACTTTTGTTTTACATCAATCAACATATCTAAATAGTGGCTCTGGTATGAGAGGTAGAAAATCTATAGGAGTTTTAAAAACAACTGATGATATAACAGGTTTATATTTTGCTCTATCAACAGGCAATATTGAAAATCTTAATGTAAATATATATGGAGTTAAATAATGGCAGGTAGCTTAATAAAAATAGATGAAGAAATAGTTACATCAGCAACTGCAAGTGTTACTTTAGGAGATGATAAATGGGATACTTCTTATGATGTGTATATGGTACAAGTTATAAATGTTGCTACTGATACTGATGCCAAAGGTGTTAGATTTAGATTTACTGTTAGTGGCACTCCAGATACATCAAGTAATTATGATAGAGCTTATAAAAATCTAAGAGCAGATAGTGCTTTTAGTAATATTGCTTATACAAATCAAGCTGAACTTGATTTAGGAAATGCTGGAACAGGAACACAAGAGTTGGTTAATGCTACTCAATACTTATTTAATTTTAACAATGCAAGTGAATATTCTTTTTGTACTGTTGAAGCAAGTAACAGAAATCAAGATGCACATTTAAGAGGATTTCAAGGTGGTGGAGTTTTAACAGTAGCACAAGCAACAGATGGTGTTCAATATTTTATGCAAAGTGGAAACATAGCTAGTGGAACATTCACTTTATATGGTCTAGCTAAGTAAAAGTATGGTAAGATAGGAGAGATATGACATTAGAAGAATTTAAAACAGAATGTAGAACAGAACTTCAAGCTCTTAGAGATGGAGATGGTATCTATAAGCAGGTTAATAATGAAAGATTGCCAATATCAGATAGTGATTTTGAGCAGATGGTTATTGATTGTGCTAATAGTAAGTTTGATGAACAACAAAATGGTTACATACAAGCAAGGCAAGAGGCTTATGGTTCTGTACAAGACCAACTAGATATGCAGTATTGGGATGGTGTTAATGGTACAACTACCTGGGCTGACCACATTGCACAAGTAAAATCTGATAACCCTAAACCTGAATAAATAATCGTGTGATAAAATCCATAGTATGGATTATTTAATTGGTTTTCTTTTAGGTTATTTTTTAAAAGAAACTCTGGGATTTATTAAAAGAATAAGTGATTACGATTTGAATAATCGTATGTCCTATAAAGATGAATGGGATTTTCTAAGTCACGAGGACCTACCATAAAAATGAGTACTAATGGTAACGGCTTTACACAAAAGGAACTATTAAAATTGGTCATAGAAAGATTAGATAGACTAGAAGAAAAACTAGATAACAAATTGGATAAATCAGAATTTTATAAAGTATTAGGATTAGTTGCCACAGTTATATTAATTGTTGGTAGCTTAACAATGTAATGAAAGCACAAGTAAACCTAAGTCAAGTATTACAAGGTGGACTTGCTGCATTAGTTGCTTGGTTATTTAACACAGTCAATACATTGCAGTCACAAGTTGCAGTGTATATGATACAGATACAAAAGCTAGAAGAAAATATTGTAGGTCTAGCTATGAGAGAAAGAGAACTAAACTCTGCATTAACAGATGTTCTCATTAAGTTAGGAGGATAGTATGGACTGTTGTGGTAATGGTTGTTGTGGTGGTAGTTGATAGAGCTTTTAATAGCACTGGTAATAGGAAATAAAAATGCTAAAAAAAATAAAAGATAATATAGGTTTAGTCGTAACAGGCATAGCTCTTATGTCATCTGTTGGTGCAGGAATACAATCACTTAATGCTGTACTTACTACATTAACTGGTATTGATGACAGGATGAATAATATAGAGTATGAGTTCAGTGCTTTAAAAGAAAGCACAATGGTTTCTAATGATATAGCAGTACTGTATGAAAAGATTAATGATTTAGAAATGGCAGCTAGTAATTTAGGTAGAGCCAATGAACAAATTGCATACTTACAATCAGAGATAAATAGTATCAGACAAGATGTTATGGATAGTGGTTGGGATTTAGACCAGAAATATATACCAGAGAAGTGGGAATGGACAGACCTTAATAGCAAATCTGTCAGACTTGAAACACAAATACAAGGTTTAGAACAAAGAATGTGGGAAATAGACACACTTGATGATAGAATTACTTGGTTAGAAAGTAATAGATAATGAAAGTAACTGCAAGAGATATATGGGGTGCTAAACCTAATAAGAAATCTTTCTCTAAACTAGGAGAAGTAAAAGGTTTAGTTGTACATTGGTCAGCTTATCCTACTGCTGTTGGCAATATGGCAGAGATGGATCAGTGTAAAACAATACAAAGACTGCATCAAGAAGATAGAGGTTGGAATGATGTAGCATATAACTTTTTAGTAGGAGATACAGGACAGATATATGAAGGCAGAGGATTTGGAAACAGATCAGCAGCACAAGGTGGTAACAATCGTGAAGAAATTAACTTTAACAATAAGCATTATGTTGCTGTGTGTTGGCTTGGTGGCTCCAATCCTACCGACAAGCCTTCAGATAAAGCTATTGCATCTGTCAAATGGCTCTATGAACAAGTCGGTGGAGAGCTAAGACCACATAGTTCTTTTAAACAGACACAATGTCCTGGTGATGCCTGGCGACAATGGATTATAGAGGAGAAAAGTCCTAGCATAGATAACAAATCATCTGATAATGTGTACATACCAACTAGTTTTGAAAGTAAATTAGACAAAATTCTTGTTAAACTAGAAAGCATAGAGAGAAAATTAAAGTTAGGAAAGTTAATACAATGACACCAGAACTAAAAGATATGTTAGAGAGAGCAGTATGGACCTTCATTGAAGGATTCATAGGAGCTTTAACCATCAGCCCAATCGTGGGTGTTGACATAAACTCACTACAAATTGCAGCTATTGCAGGTGGTGGAGCAGCTTTATCTGTTATTAAAACATTCGCAAAGAAAAAAATATCCTAGAAAACTGTCTGTAAATCTGACTATACTGAGCCTTAACAGAAAGGCTGCGTATGAAAAAAGATAAAAAAGACTTAGGTAATAACTATTTTAAATCAGGTTGGCAACCATCAGCAGAGTTTGATGAAGCTACTGGTTTAGGAGAAATAACACATATAGGGCAAGACCCTAACTACAAATCTAAATTTGACACCATCTTAAAAGACTGGGGCTTTGATCCAGAACATTATGAGATAGATGGCAAAGTCAAAGCATCATCCTGGAACACACAACTTAAAGGTGGAGATGTTGAAACCTTTTATGCGTTCAAAGGAGTGGTCAGAAGGCGACATCCTGCTCGTGATGAATGGTATGACAAGCTACTTAAAGAAGTATCAAAGAAGAAACCATTAAAGAAAAAGAAAATTAAGAGTGATTTAGCATACATCTTTACACTAAGTGACTGGCAACTAGGGAAAGTTGACCTCGGTGTAGAGAAAACGCTTGAGAGATACGACAAGGCACTTGAGAGAGCAGTAGCAGAGGTTAGGCGACTAGGTAGCGTAGATGAAATTTATTTGCTTTCTATGGGCGATTTAACCGAAGGTTGCTACGGATTTTATGATTCTCAACCCCATAATGTATCTTTAAATCTATCTCAACAGTATCACTTAGCAAGAAAGCTGATAATGAAAACTGTTGATACATTTCTACCCTATGCAAACAAGATTGTACTGTCTGGTGTACCTGCTAATCACGGAGAAATGGCTAGATCAGGCAAAGGACAGGTCGTTACATCACGATTAGACAACTCTGACACTATGCACTTACAGATATGCCAAGAGATTATGGAACAGAACCCACGATATGACAAAGTAAGTGTGTCCATACCAGAGGGATTCCATCATACATTGGACATCAAAAATGTGAAGGTTGGGTGGACTCACGGACATATGCACGCTGGTGGCCAGGGACCAGAGGGAAAGATAATGAAGTGGTGGCAAGGACAAATGTTTGGTGACTTTCCTGTTGGAGATGCAGAGATTCTTATTACAGGACACTTTCATCACCCTCGTATGATGCAGCAAGGTAACAGAACTTGGTTTCAATGCCCATCTATTGATGCAAGTATAGACTTTACTGCACGAACTGGTATGTGGAGTAAGCCTGGAGTGTTAACCTTTACTATTGATAAAGATGGTTGGGATAATTATAAGATAGTTTAAGTAGACAATTTTTTGGTTTCTTTAAAATTATATTAACATAATATTTACCATCAGAAATTACTTGATGCTTGTAACAAATATTATAATTTTTTGTTCTTTTACTCATACACTATACATACTGTACTTAACAGTAAGCTCTGATCCTGCCTCTATATCTTCTAATGTATATAGATAGCGTGTCACTTTACCCTGTATCTCACAGTTAGGTCTATCACTATGATTAATAAATCCACCGAGTGGTGTTCGTAGTAAGTTATCAGGTTCTCCATACCATTTAGCGTGTGTCATTCCTATAACTTCGTAAGCTGGTATATCTTTAATTGCAAACAAACCCAACCCTTCTATCTTGCTTGGTTGAATAGTAAGATAGTTAGGTAACGGTCTGTACTTATTCTTCTTCTTCAATTACTTCTACCTCTGTAGGTATATGTAGTGGTGCATCTTCAATCTCAATGTCTTTAAACTCTCCACTATTTGAAACAATTATTTTTATTTTCATTCTTCTTCTTCAACAGTTGTAAGTATCTGTATGTTAGGAAGAATTGCTAGTAGTTGTTGTTGTCCATTAGTTAACAATATGCTTTTACCCATAAAGAATGGAACACCTTTCTCATTTTTTCTGTTTAGTAACTCTGCAATCAACATACCTTCTGTTGCTTTGCTTAACATTGTGTCTATCATAATATCTCCTTTGTATGTACTTTAGCATCTGCTTCAAACAGATACCCTACTTCTTTACTTATCATATGATTGTTGTCAAACTCTGTAGTGGAAGGCATATCTCTAAGCTCCCATTTGAAATCATATTCAGCTGCAATCATTCTATTAATGTTCCAAGTCATAACCTTACCGTTGCATTCAGTAAGATAAATAAAAGACTTATTCTCCTCAATAGCTTTGATAATATTAGAATCAAATTTCTTCTTCTCTATTATCCAACTGTCATATGTCTTATCTCTTGACTTAATCTCTACAATGTATGTGTCATTCATTGCATCATAAGAACAGAATGGATCTTCTGTTTCTTGTAACTTATCCATATTTGGATAAAGTTCATTTAGTCTATTTATAATTTGTGTTTGCATATTCCATTACCTTTCTACATTCTTCGCAATAACCATTTACTATCTTGCTTGGTTCACCGAACAAGTCAAGCTCACCTATATTACAACTTAAACATTTCAAAATAGTTCCACCTCATCTTCCTTATGTTTGGCTTGTATATCTACTGGCTCTAGTAAAGCGTGACATACTTTCCATTCCCAAGTAAACGGATTCTTTTCATCAGTCATCTTATACCTATAACCGCAGTAAAGATTGCCTTCCATATCTGTATATTTAATCTCGTTCTGTTTGCAATAAAATGGTGCTTTGCATTTAGTATCTGGTGGTGCAGGTACATCAAAGTTATAATCAGGAAATCTTTTTTGCAACCTAGCTTTAAGTTTCTCTATGTTTATAGATTCCCCTGCTCGTTCTAAATCCATTCGCTTGGTATTGATTCGTTACCTGACCAAGCAGCCCAACCACAGCCACTACCATAAGGTGCTTTCTGACAAGCAAAGTCTGGTATCTTAGAGAACTTTGGATCAGATTTCTTATCTCTGTTATCTACAACGCTACCTTTATCAGTACAACTAGGGCATACTTTGTTCTCATCAGTTGGAGGTCCAGTATAGGTAACCTTTGCACCTAAAATTTCCTCTGCCTCTGTTGTGTCTGGTAACTTATTTTCATTAGCATTAAAGACTTCATCTTTATATATTTCTATTTGTGATTCATCCCATTCATTAATATCTTTTGGAAATCCTTTAGACACTACATCATCATAGACTTTACGCTTTAGCTTATCTCTTTTAGCTTTGTCTTTGATAGTTGCATCCATAAACTTTGCTAACTCTTGCTTATTATTAGGATTATCAGCTACATCTTTAGCGAAGTCTTGTTTAGCTTTAGCTAAGTTATCCTCTTTTTCTATGACTTGATCTTTAACAGTACCTGTCTTTTGAATTGGTTGTGGTGCAGAGTAATGTTCTTCTTCTGTCACGCCACCATTCCAGAGTTGGTCTAAACCTAGTCCAAATCTCATAGCACAACGCTTGATACCATCTGATACTGCAAGTTTAAGTAGTTCGCTTTCAGTTAGATTACGCTTGATAGCGTGTACATCTACATCTCCTACATCTTCTTTGATACCTAGTCCAGGGATTTCTAACCTACACTTTGCACCTACAATAGCGTTGTCTTTATCTCTCAACACTTCGTATGTGAAGTTATAGTCTGGTGCTACATCAACTAATCTCTTAGTGATAATGCCGTGACTTATGTAATCTCCAAACTTACCTTGTGGTGCTTTGTTAATTACATTCTTTGGGAAGTCTTTAATCAACTTCTTCTGTGTTTCTTTATTCATTATTTATCTCCTATTTTCCTACATTATAGTTACTAAGTATGACAATATCTACTAGACTGAAATTGATAAACAGATTATTCAATGTTTATTTCCTTTCTGAAGTAGATAACCTCTAGCAATAGAGGTTGTTTACTTAACAATCCTATGTATCATTTGTCTTGTTAAATTAGTAGTCGTTGCTAATGACTGTGCTGATACGCCTACATTGTATAAACCTTTAATAGCTTTATCTCTCAACTCTTTGTATGTCTTAACTAAATGTTCTGCTTGATCTAGCTCATCTAAACTCTCTTGTAGCACTACATAAAGAGTTTGTAACTGTTGTTCATCTACAACTTTCTTTATGTTCTCTTGTGCCTGTTCTAATAAGTCGTCCATTACATATCCTTTCTAATCTGGTCTAAAAATTCTTGTGTTAATCCCTGTGATTTCCGTTGTTGTTCTTCTAACCGTACTCGTTTATAGAATTTGTATCTATATATTAATTTACTAAACATAATTCCTTTCTGTTATTTAGTTGTGTTTATATTGTACTGTCTGCTCTTTTAAGAGTGACAATGAATGATCCCATTTGACTTTCTTGGCTGACTACTTCTAATCTATTTCGCCTACAATATCTTTCTACTTCGCTTGTGCTAGGAAAGATACGAAAGCTACGATTAAAAGCTACGACTATTTGCCTACAATCTCGTGGCATATCAATTTTTATCATTAATAACCTTTCATTCTAGTATAAACAGAAGTTTACAATAGTGTGTAAACTTATTTGACTTTCTTATTTAGATGCATTTTGCGTTACAACAATCACTTAAATAAATAAAGTTGTAATACTCATCTTCTAATTGGTAATAGTCTGTATCTTGCCTACAACTACTACATACTTTTGAATATATTTTTGTTCCATTAACAATATCTACTATAAACATTATTCTCCCTCTCCTCTGAACATTTCCTCAAAACATTCTGGGTGTACCCCAGTCATCAGCTGTTCTCTTTCTTCTTTGCTATGATCTGGAAATATATCCTGGATTAATCTTCTAAGGTGTCGTGGTGTTTGAGTAAACTCTCTATAAGCTCTTCTATCTACCATAACTGTACCTGTTTGCCTACAATGTATACATTCTTTAGTTGTTACTGCGAACATTATTCTTCCTCCTATATTTTTTGTAATCTTCTATCACAATTCTTTTTATTGCAATAACTTCTGCCTACTGTTCGTTCTTTATGTGTTCTATAATCAAATTCTGTCATACGCATACAACCACAATTCCAATCTATTTGATTTACATAAGACATTATTCTTCCTCCAAACAACTTCTAATATCCTTATCATCTAATTCGTGTATATATTCTATTGCTTGTTCCATATCAATAGCTGAAAATGATACAAACATTGTATATAATTTTGGTTTAGCCATTACTTCCCTACACTTTCTTTTGGACAATCTTCGTATGGAAATTGTTCTTGTTCTTCACATAAACAAAAATTAAACTGCAATATTTGTTCTGTATGTGTTAAGTTAGCCATATCTTGATAGCTATGTGATTTTTCTTGATTCATTACTTCCCTACACTTTCTTTTAATTTACGATCAGCTATGTTGTTATCTTTTTGTAAACAATACCAACACAATATCCATAAAATAAAATACGGCTTGTATTCATACCAATCGTTAGTTTGTTTTCCACAATCGTTACATATTTTCATTGATTAACCTTCCTGTTTATTAACCTACCTACATTATACCTACATTGTATTTGTTGTCAAATGATGTTTACTATACGACACATTGTCAATAGGTGTAGTATAGTTATTAACCTACATTTTCTATGTGCCTACAATATCGCTACATAGTCGGTATGTGCCTACACTTTAGTTATATTGATCCATAGAAAAAACCCTAGTTAAAAGGGGATAACTAGGGCTTAATCTGGTGTTGGTTACTTTTTAATTACTTCCAGACTTCTGGAAATAGTCTTTCATATTCTCTTATCATTCTGTAATATCTTACCTCGTTTAATGTGCCTACAATAGCCACTCGTAACACGATTATAAAACCGATTGTTATTATTAACCCTTCTATACTAAACATTTAATTAACCTCCTGATTAAATAACTTGTGCATATAATCTGTATCAACTATATAAACATTGTTACAATTCCAACATTTAATATTATCTAAATCATCTTTATTTTGTTCATAAATATAATTGTTAATAATGCCGTCGTGTTCACAATAATCACATTCAACAAAATCAATTACTTTTAATTTCATCTTTCTAACCTCCCTTTAAAATTCTTGCTCTAATATTCTTTTAACTTCTTTATCATCTCTACAAGTTAATGCCTCTTGTATTAATTCACTCTCTAACGCTATTGCTGGATGAATTAAGTACTTATCACATAGTATTGCAAATTGGTTGCTTGTCATCTTTCTACCTCCCTTTATACTTCCACTAATTCATAATTTTTATATTCGTATTCTTTATCTTGATTATTTAATTCAATAATAAGCATACGAGTTAAAAAAGTATCTTGAAAAGTTTTATTACTTATCTTTAATCTTTTCCATTCGTCGTTACTATTTTTCTTTCTACTATCTACGAAGTAGTAATATTCTTTTTCCATTAATTAACCTCCCTTTAGTGTCTAACCTTTAAACACTATAAGCACCCTACAACAAAGGAAATAGAGTGCCTAACTGTTTAATTTGTTGGCTCAAATCCTAAAATGATATTAGCCATAAATTCCCAATAGTTATTAATAACCCTAGACTGTAATTCATCACTAGGATTATTGTCTATACTTCCCATTTCTATAGCTAACGGCACAAGCTCATTATTCCAATAAGGTATATCAAGAGCTAAACCTTGTAACCATTCTTTCATTGCTTTATATTTTCCATAGCGTTCAATATTCCAATCGTACTCACTATAAAAACGATTAAATAAATAATCTATTTTTTCTTGATCACTTGCTGATTCATTACCCTCTATATAAATTCTATCTAATATATATCTTTTATAATTAGCTTTATATTTTGTATGGTGTAGTTTCATTACTTCCCCTCTACTATTTCTTTTTCTTGTACTTCTTCTATGTCTATTTCATCCCCGTTAATATCAAAAAGATAACCCCAATCATCCCCTATATACCATTCGGATATGCCGTTATAATAATTATAAACTTCATACAATTCGTAATTATTATCTTCATTAATCCATTGTAAAAATTCTTCATAAGTTACAGAATCTTCAATATGATTAATAGGTAGGTTAAAAACTATACCTAATCTTTTATAGTTTTTAGTTAGACAATCTTCGTTACAGAAATAATATTCATTGAATAAATAAATACCTTTACTCATCCCTTTATTACATCCGTCACATTTACGAAGATAATATTTTTTTTCTTTAGTTTTCATTACTTCCCCTTTATGTTTGTAACCTTTATGTTACTAGATACTTATTATATGTATAGTATTTCTTTTAATTTCTTTTTAGTTGGTTATTGTTGTGAAGTGTAGAGGAAGTTATAAGAGTAATCTTATTATCGTCATCTATATTAAAACACCGTATACCCATTATTAAAAAAAATATATCCTATATTTTCCATTATGTCTTATTTTGTAGTATTTCTTAGATAAAACCCTATAAACACTAAGGAAAAAAAGTTGACCTATAACATATAATATGTTGCGTTGAGTAGATATAAATGGATATGTCAATATGAAACCCCAACATCTATGATGTTAGACACCAGTAAATCCTTGGAAACTTTTACTAAGAAATATGCACTGTCTTGGTAGATAAACTACAGTTAGTAATACTACTAATACAGTAATAAGTGTTATCTCTGATCTGTTTGAGTGGTTGTTTACACTCTTTGCATTTCATACTGTTTATTCTAGTTGTAGTTTCTTTATTGTGGTTCTAACCCTGTGTCACTCCCTCCCAAAACCAGAATGAACTAAAATTAGTAACAAATAAATATGTGAAGTAATAGGCTATTACCCTAGTTAAGATGGTCCAGCTAGTCCACGTTCCCTTTAGTGTTGATCCAACATTCCTTTCCTTAGAGCTAGAGAAATGTTTTGTTTGTTGTTGTCATAGTATCACAACTCAACTAATATGCAAGTACCTAGAAAGACTAGGTGCAGCATATGAGGATATGCTTCAATTTATAATAAGAAAGAAAGGCTTTTCATTAACATTTAAGTATGTGGTGTACTTGAAAGTATTGTTTAAGATGAGATGTTTTTGTGGATTGTTATATTTTTCATTACAGTAAATGGACAGACTGTACGTGTACAAAGCCCTGTAGCAATACAGGGTTTTGTTTATTGACTTACTTTCTAATCTGGTTTATAATAAAGTATCAAAAACACTTCCCTGTTTGTGATTAACCCAAAATCCCTAGCTCCTAGTCTAGGGTATGGTATAGTAATTTTTATGAGTGATGATATACCTGTAGAAGATTGCGACCAGTGCCTGAATCCTTTTTGGGCAGATCAGCTTACTGATGGCTTATGCCCTACTTGTGGTGTAAACGATTTAGAGAGTTTCTTTGAATAAAAAAATTTTTTTTACCCCACATTTGATTTTGTAAGTTATTAAAGTTATTGAAAGAAAGGATATTATGACAGAAATATATGAAGTACAAGCCTGGGGAAGCAAAGAATTTATAAACATTAGTAATGGTGATTTAGAAGAAGATATTAAAGAAGCAATAGTTAAAGTTGGTTTTGAGCCACACAAAGGACATAGCAATAATTATTATATAAAAGCTAATAAAGGTGGAATTGAAATAGAATTTGAAATGGTAGAAGGTGGACATAAAACAACAGCTACCTATGATATTTGTTACAATTCATTAGCTAAAAATATATTGACACAAGGTAAAAACATAGAGAGGACACACATTGAAAATAACACAAGAAACAATTAATTCTTTACTTAAAGAAAGAATTATTTATGACAATTGTTATTCAAAAATAGAAAATAGATACACTGAAGATAATTTTATAACTTTAAGTGATTACGATAAAATAGATAAAGAATTTGAAGAAGAGTACGAAATGGTAGAACCTGTACAACACTTTTGTTCACAGAATAATTTAACTGGGGAAGTAACATTTCTTTTAGAAAAAGTAATTACTTTGGAAAAAATTATAAAATATAAAAACAAATACAATAAAGCATACATTGCAGATGTTAGATATAGATTAAAATACTATAAAGAAAAATTAAACAAATTTACTGTAAAGGTTCCTGTAAATCAGTAGGAGCTTGGCGACCTTTAATTCTAGGATAAGAGCGAGGTTTGTGGTTATTACAGTACTTAAATTTATTGTATTTTGAAATAACTGTCTGGCATTCTTTGTGAACGCAAACTCTTCCACTACTATATGTAGTAGAGGGTTTATGATTAGGATATTGTTTTCCTTTAATATAATCACTCATACAACATATAGTATAGGAGAGAAAAATGCCAAAAAAAGGTTACAACCCTAAAAAAGGGATGAAAAAAAATAAAGTTAAGAAGAGGAAGTAATGGCTGAATGGCGAGGAATGAAAGTGAAGTTAAATTCACCTAGCCCTATTCGTAAGGGTGAGCCTGGCTATGGTCGTAAGAAGTCTAAAGTCTTTGTAATGAAAAATGGGAAAGTCAAGAAAATAATGTTTGGCGACCCTAATATGAAGATTAGGAAAAATAATCCAGAGGCTAGAGCTTCGTTTCGTGCTAGACACAAATGCAGCACAGCTAAGGATAAAACAACTGCACGATATTGGAGTTGCAGAGCCTGGTAAGGAGAGAGAATGGCTAAAGTAAGTTGGATGTATGGTGGTAAACGCTACTATGGAACTCTGATTAGGGAAACTAAAACACATAAATTTGCTAGAACAGAAAACGGCAAAGTCAAAAAAATAAAGAAATAATGGCAGAGCGTAGGCAATGTAGCAATACAGGATGTGAGAAAAAATTTACTATTAAAAATGGTAACAGTCGTTACTGTTCTACTCAATGTTCTAATAGAGCTAAATACAAACGAGCTAAAGAGCGTGAGCGTTTAGAGGCTATTAATAAACTAGATATAAACGAAACAACATTAAATCGTGGTGAACACTACAAAGACTATGTAGAAAATTATGCAAGTCTAGTAGAGCAGAAAACAATTACACAATCTGATGTAGCACGACTTATAGGCGTAGCTAAAGATATAGTAAATAAAATGCACAATGCTTATCGCATAGATAAAACTAATGCAGAACAACGAGAAGATTGGTCAACCCCACAAGCAGCTATTGATTCACTACAGAAATTTGAAGATTTTAGAGATAGGTACTTTCAGACAGAAACAGGAGATAAGTATGAAACAGCAGACTTTCATCAACGCTGGATTCAATCTATCTTAGATGCTATTGATACTGGTGGAGAACAGATGATCCTTAGCCCACCACGACACGGCAAGACTGACTTGTTAACACACTTTGCTATATGGCAGATATGTAAAAATCCTAATGTCAGAATTATGTGGGTTGGTGGTAACGAAGAGATTGCAAAAAATGCTGTAGGTGCTGTAGTTGACCACTTAGAACATAATGAAAAACTTATAGAGGATTTCTGTGGACCAGGAGCTACCTTTAAACCTAAGAATAGATCAGGTAAGTCCTGGACATCTGGACAGTTTACTACTGCTACAAGAACAGTTACTGGTATTAAATCACCTACTATGGTTGCTGTTGGTAAAGGTGGTAAGATTCTCTCTCGTGACTGTGACTTGATTATTGCAGATGACATTGAGGACCACGGAACAACTGTACAGCCGAGTGCTAGAGAGCAGACTAGGCAATGGTGGACTACCACACTATCTAGTCGTAAAGAGGAACATACAGCTATTGTTGTTATTGGATCAAGACAGCATCCTGAAGATTTATATAACTTTCTTTTAGAAAACCCAGAGATGACCACAATTGTAGAAGAGGCACATAGTACAGAGTGTGTACTGCCAGAAAACGAAATTGAGTTACATTCTGACTGTATGTTATGGGCAGGAAAGCGTAGTTACAAATGGTTATTGTCAAGATTACACGCAGCTGAAACCACAGGTGGTAAAGCTATCTTTGAGATGGTGTATCTTAACAAAGCATTTGTAGATGGTATAACAATGTTTGATGTAGAAGAGATAGATGTTTGTAGAGATGTAAATAGAGTTGTAGGGCAGGTACCTGCTGGAACACATTTGATAGCAGGACTTGACCCAGCTTCTACAGGTTATCAAGCTTGTTTCTTATGGGCTATAGATTCTGATTCAGGAAAACTTTATATGGTTGATATAGAAAATCAAGAAGGTGGTGGTGTCATACAAGCTAAACAAACCATAAAGAAATGGCACGAGATGTATGGACTTGCACACTGGGTTATTGAAGAGAATGGTTTTCAGAGAGCAATACGACAAGACAAAGATTTAAAAGATTACTGTTCACGAGTAGGTATTTACTTAGAAGGACATCAGACACAAAAAAATAAATTTGACCCTATCTTTGGCGTAGGAAGTATGAGAGAATTATTTAAGGAACAATTAATAAGTTTGCCTTATGGTAGTGCAGAAAGCGAAACTAAGAGTAATATATATCGTAGGCAACTAATTTATTTTTCTACTGGTGCTAGTAAGCAGTCTGGTAGAAATAATAAGTCAGATGTTGTTATGGCTTCTTGGTTTCCAATGAAAGTTATAAGAAGAATGCAAAAAGAAAGATTGGCTGAAGTAGGATTAGATTATGAACCAAGTTTTGGAGAATGGGATATAACTGATATGAACGAAACGCCTTGGAGTTAGAATGACACCTGAAGAAATACAATATCAAGTAACACAATTACACTTTGACAACCAGAGTGCATACTCTACTCGTGGTCGTATTCGTGCCATTATGAATGGTGGACCAGATGGTATTCAGGCATTGCTTGGTGATAACCTTAAAGGTTTCCAAGATTGGCAAGTACCTGTACCAAACCTTATGATGTCTGGACTAGAACACTTGTCACAAAAGATTGGTCGTATTCCTAACTTAAAAGTTGATGTACCTAATGGTAAAGATTCTGACAGAGCAAGAATGAAAGCTGAAAAGATTGGCAGAATTGTTAATGCCTATGATGAAGTACAGAAATTAGATTTACAAATGCCACAAGTTGGTAGATGGCTACCTGGTTATGGTTTTGCTGTATGGGTAATTAGAGAAAAAAGAGATGCTAACGGAACACCATATCCTTGTGCAGAACTTCGTGATCCATACAACTGTTTCCCAGGTTACTTTGGTGCAGACCAACAACCAAAAGAAATGGCTATTGTTCGTAGAGTACCTAAAGAATCTTTAGCAAAAGTATATCCTAAGTTTTCAGACAAAATTATGTCTAAAGACCCTTATCAAACAAACACTCTAGGTGTTGGTAATGCTTATGCTTCTGCATACACAGATTCTTATAACGGCTCTTGGGCAAACTCAAATGGTGAGGGCGACTTAATAGCAGAGTATTACAATGAAGAAGGTACATACATTTTCCATATGACCTCTGCAACTATTCTTGACTTCATACCAAATCCACTTGATAGTGGACCTGCATTTGTTATTGCAAAGAAATTTGCTTTTGATAGATTGCAAGGACAGTATGACCAGATCATAGGACTTATGGCTTCTATGGCAAAGATTAATGTGATGTCAATAATAGCAATGGAAGATGCCGTGTTTACAGAAACAAACATTTCTGGAGAGATAGAGTCAGGACAATATCGTAAAGGTAGATTCGCTGTTAACTATTTAGCTCCAGGTACACAGGTTTCTAAACCAGCATCTAATGTTCCTTATCAGATTTTCCAACAGATAGATAGAATAGAACGACAACTTCGTGTTGGTGGTTCTTACCCTACAACTGATGATTCACAGTCACCATTAGCATTTGCTACTGGTAGAGGACTTGAAGAGTTAGGTGCATCTATGTCACTTATGATTAGAGAGTATCACACAGTTATGTCTGATGCTATAGAGATGATTGATGCTAAACGATTAGAGTGGGATCAGAAAATGTATGGTGGCTCTACTAAACCACTATCTGGATATATGGATAATACTTTCTACTCTGAAACATATGAACCAACAAAAGATATAGCAAATAGCTTTAAGACACGAAGAGTGTATGGAGCTATGGCTGGTTATGATGAACCACAGAAAATTGTTACTGGTTTACAGTTACTACAAGCTGGTATTATTGACAGACAAACACTACAAGAAAACCTAGATGGTTTAGATAACCTTGTTAGAGTTAACGATAGAATTACAAAAGAAAAAGCAGACAGTGTATTGTTTGATACATTGTTAGCACAAGCCCAACAGGGCGACCCAAAGGCAACTATGGCTGTTGTGCAGATAAGAAAGAATCCTGATGATATGCAAAATATCTTAGATAAATTCTTTACAGCAGAAGAGCCAGAGATACCAACAGCTGAACAAGAATTGCTTGGAGGAGGTGCTTTGCCACCACAAGGTCCTCCACCAGGCATAGCTCAACTACTTGGTGGGTTAGGTGGATAATGTCAATTAATAAAAAGTTTGAAGAGATTGTAGATTTTTGTTTAGTAGATGTTGATGAGCTCGGTGATGACATTATTTTAGAAGAAGATGTATTTAAGCCACGAGGCAAAATGTACATTGACCAACTTCCACCTTTAGTATTTCCATTTGGTTATATGGTTATAAGTTCAGCATTTCAATTTTTTGAAGAAGAAGAGGATGAAGATGGTCAGACCTAATAAAAAAATTACAAAAAGAAATGCTAATGTACCACCAGCTGCAAGAAATACACAAGATAATACAAGAGGAATTATCCCTGGTTTAACTGCTGGAACTACATATGGTGAAGGACAAGATATAAAAGAACAAGTACAAGCTACTGGTGGATTGCCACAAGTAAATAACTTGCAACAACAACCTTTACAACCTAAATTAAATTTATCACAAGTAGATGCTTTCGGTCCAACGGAAAGACCTAACGAACCAGTAACAGCAGGATTACCTTTTGGTTCTGGGTACTCACCACAACAATCTATAGAAGAAGATCCTGATATGATGTTAAGGGTATTATACAATGTTTACCCTGATCCTATATTTTTGCAAATGATGAACAGGCAAGACATTGGATAATGTATTATGAGTTATACATATCCAGAAAACCCTTTTAAAGAAAAAGAAAGCCTAGAAACTCTTAAAGCAAGAGAGGCAAGATTTGATTCTTTACGAGAACAAGTAAACGAACAAACAGCAGAATTAGCAATTAAAAATGCTGCTAATGCTAATTATCTACCTGCTAATGTTCCTGTTACTGCTGCTGTTGCAGGTATAGATTTTGATGATATAGACCCAAGAACACTAGAACGATTTGCACAGAGTATTGTAAAAGAACAGGCAGGTCCCTGGAACGCATTTAAAAAAAGTGCTAAAGGAGTTGCAAGGGGAGCTTTTTTAGCTTTTGATGCAGGATTAGATTATGTAGATCAAATACTTGGTAGGTTTCCTGTAGCAATAGGACAAAGATATAAAGATAAAAAAAATAAAGGTATATCTAGTTCACAAGCATTATCAGAAACATTTAAAGAGTTTCCAGAAATAAGACAACAAGTAGGTGATACTGCATTTACTCTTGCACTTAGGGAAATTAAAGAAGGTAGACCAGTAAACATTGGTACAGGAATAATACCTAACAGTCAAAATATGGTAGATACTCCTGAATATCAAAAGTTAATTGGAATGGGTGTACAGCCAGAACAGGCATTAAGTCTTTCCGAAAAAATAGTTGGAGCACCAATAACAAAGATTGCACAAGAAAAAGCAAAAACAGGTGTACAGTTCCGAGGAGAAACGGCAGCTAAATTTAAAAAAAATCAAGAAGATGCGTTTGTTACTCCAGGTAGATTACTAGCAGAACCTTTAGCAGCTGCTGGGATAGTAGAACCTGGTTCCAAAACTTATAGTTGGTTAACAGGTATAACTGATGCAGCAGTTACTTTATATGCTGATCCTGTATTTAGAGGAGCACAAGCAGCAGGACAAGTTCTTAGAGCTGGAAATATGGCAAAGTATAGAACAGTTGCAGATAGAACAGCAAGACTTGCAAATTTAGAAAAAGCTGGAGGTATTACAAATTCAATAAGAAGAACAGCTATTGCTAAATCTCCAAGAAGAACAGGCAACAATTCTATAGAAGAAGTATTAGAAACAGAACCATATAGAGCTTTAAAAAAAATGATTGCTTCCAGTGATAATATAGAAGATGCTGGTGGTAATCCAGATGTTCTTATGGATTTATTAAAAATTTATGATCAGCCAGAATTAATTAATGACTTAATTAAATTGACAGATGAAGCATTAATAAATAATAAATTATTAGATGCACTTAGCACTGGATATTTGAATACAAGTCGTTCTATTAAACACGCTAGAGAACTACCTATATCTAATAGAAAACTAAAAAATTATATGAAGAAAAAAGTTATAGGTAATTTTGATGCACCTATAGGACAAGCAGATGAACTTTTAAAAGCTGGTGGTTATGCACCAATAATTAAAATGAAATTACCTTATGCAGCAACACTTTCTGAAAAATTACACAAACCACAACTTGATTTAAAAAATGCAGGTGCTGCTATTCAAAACTTGCAGTTGATGATGAAACAGATGGGATTAGATACTGTAGAAAGAGGAAAGTTTATAAAAAAAGCATTAGAAATAGAATATGGTTTAGGTGCTGTTGATGATGTTGTAAAACAAATAGCAGGAGAATTACCTGCTCCAAAAAAATTATTAGGCTTACCTGCTCCAAAGAAAGTATTGACACAAGCAGAAAGAGAAGCTGCATATGATGTTAACACTAGAAAAGAAATACAAAAATTATTAAAAGATTCTGATTTAACAAAAGAACAGCTTAATAATATTTTGAGAGCTTTTTTTGGAGTAGCTAATTATGATGACTTGGGAAAACTTGTAGATGTTTTACCAGAACTTAGAAAAGTTGGATGGGTTATTAGACCTAAAGATATTGTATTAAGAGAAACACCTAAAGATATAGTTAAGATTGCACAAGAAGTTGATTTAACACAATCTTTACAAAAAAACAGAATAGATATGTATTTTAAACTATTAAGTGAAATGGGTGAATCTTGGAAAAAAAACTTAGTTAAAGATTTTGATGATAACTTGACTGATGATGTATTGGAACACATTGGTAATATATTTAAAAAAGAATTTGATGGTATGACAAGATATGGAATAGCAACTGATGGATCAAAACTTGATTATGGTCCAGCACTTAAAGCATTAGTTGAGGGTGGTGAAGTAAATATACCAGCATATAGATTACAAACAGAAATGATACAAAACTCTATTCCTTTATATTCGCCAAAAGATATTATTAAAGTTACTTCAAGAATACAAAAAAGATTATTAAAAAATAAATCTTTAGATGATTTTAGAAAAGCAACTGACTTTAAAGGTTTTCCTTTATTGCTAGATAAGTATATCTCCAAAGTATGGAAACCTTTAGTATTGATTAGACCAGCTTGGACAATTCGTGTTATAGGTGAAGAACAAATAAGAATGTGGGCAGCAGGATATGACACACCAATAAACCCACAAACTTGGATTGCCTATATGACAGGAAGAAATGCTAAAGCAGAAGCAAACTTGTTGCTAGAAAAATTCCCACAATTAAATAAAGAGTTTAGACAATTTGCTACAGGAAAAATGACTATAGATCAGGCAGATGAGTTTCTTAAAAAAGTAGAAAAATTAGAAGATGGATTAGAAAGTGTTAGTGGAACACAGTTGTTAAGAGAAACATTCTTTGATGCACTATCTGGAATACACAACGGAATACCAGGGCTAACAAAAAACAACCCAGGACTTGCTACTTTTTTTACAACAGTAAGAAAAGATGGACCTAAAGCTCTTTACTTAAAGTCTATGCAATGGAATATAAGTAAAATTCTTGGTGATGATTTAGCTATGAATGCAATTAAAGAAGGTCCTGAATCATACAAGAAAAGATTTTGGGCTGATAGATTAAAAGCTGATGGTACACCTAATAAAGAATCTGACTTAGTACAATTTATAAATAGATTTCCTGAAAGCGAATGGGCTAATGCTTTTAACAATAAAGAATTAGCAGATGACATTGTTGATTTAGCATATGCTAGAGCAGTACAACTTGCTGGTGGTCAAGTAGATTCATCTAATAGAGTCTTAACAAACATAACTTTACGAGCTAACACACAGTCAATACTTGATGATTTAGCAGCAGGAAAGTTTACTACAAAATCTGGACAGGAAGTAAAACTACGAGGTGGAACTAGAGATGAAGAATTAGCTAATATAGAAAAGTTTTTTAATAAATACAAAGATGATTTAGCTGAAGAACTAAATGGAGGAGTAAGCCTTAGTAGTCTTAACCCAACATATGAAAATGCAAAATTAAATCAAGCAGTTGATTCAATGTATTTTTATTTTATGTCAATGCCAACAAATAAATTGTCAAGAGCTCCAGTATTTAAACAAGCGTATTGGAGCAAAGTAACAGATTTAATTGCAGTTGGTGATGATGGAATTAAACAACACATAATAAAACAAGCAGAAAAAGCTAATGTTGGAGAAAACTATATAGCAAGGATGAAGAAAGTACAACCTAGTGTAGATAGAGCAATGTACACAATAGATGATGGTATAGAAAATGCTTTTAGAAATATAGATGATATAGCAAAAGCAGATGCTTTAACAAGAACTAAAGAACTGTTGTATGATTTGGGTTCTAATACTCGTATAGTAAATGCTCTTAGATTTGCATTTCCCTTTGGTGAAGCGTATAAAGAAATTGTAACTACTTGGACAAGGTTGCTTAAAGCTAATCCTGCACCAGTAAGAAGATTAGAACAACTTGTTGTATCAGGCAGAAAAGATAATCCATTTATGCCACCTGGAACAGATAGTGGTTTTTTCTTTGAAGATCCAACAACAGGTGAAGAGATGTTTGCTTTTCCTGGTTGGAATGGGGTAATGCAAAACTATATGAATATGACTTCAGATGATAATGTTAGAGTTACTGCGTCAGGTTTTGCTAGTGGTCTTAACATAGTATCAGCAACATTGTTACCAGGATTTGGTCCTATTGTTCAGATACCTGCTGCTGCATTAATACCAAGCACTCCAAGTTTTGATTTTATGAGAGGGTTTATATTTGGAGATTTTCAACCTGCTACTCCTGAAGATGATTCTTTTTCTAAAATTGATAGTTTGTTAAAGAGTACATTTAAGGCTGCTATTCCTAGTTATGCACAAAAATTATTACAAGCTATAGATGCTGATGTATTTGATTTTCAAAGAGTATATGGAAATACAACTATAGAAGTATATAAGGCTATGTTATATTCAGGAAAAATTGATGATAGTACACCACAAGGTATGGAGGATGGACTAGAAAAAGCTAAAGAGTATGCAAAAGGAATGACTTTAATTAGAAGTGCTGCTCAATTTATAGGTCCTTCAGGTATCACACCTAGATTTGAACTTGCTGTACAAACAGAAGAAGGTAGACAGTTTATGTTCTTTTCTGCATTAGTTGAGGAATATAGAGAATATAGAGATAATGTTGCAAATGGTAACGATTTAAAAACAATAGAACATTTTATTGATACCTATGGTGTAAACCCTATAACATTGACAGTTGCTAAAACAACTTCGGTGAGAAGAACACCAGTTACTGTAGAAGGTTCTAAGTTCTTTAGAGATAATAAAGATTTGTACGAACAATATAAATACACTGCTTACTATGCAAATCCTGATGATCCAACTGGTGAGTTTGATTATGCTAGTTATTTAACATCACTTGAAAGAGAAGATAGAGTACCTAGAACACCAGAACAATGGGGTATTGCTAAGAATCAATTACTTGGTGCTTTAGCTTGGGAAAAATTTATGAATACTACTGATGGATTTACACCAGCAGAAGTAGGACAAAAACCTTTATATCGCAACAGTAGCGAACAAGCTAGATTACTAAAAGAAAAGAAAAGAATGGATCTGAAAGAAAGATATCCTGGTTGGGGAAATCCTTTAGTAGGTACTCCTATAAAAGCATCAAGAGATCAAGTTATAGATGAATTTTATAAATGGCAAAACAATGAGTTTCTTAAAACTACAGAAGCAGGTAAAGGACTTATGCTATATATAGAAGCTAGAGAACAAGCTATTGCACAAGGAGAAGCACTAGGTTTTACAAAATCTTCTTTTAAAACTGCAAGAGCATTAAGCAATCTTCGGTGGTATCTTAGAGATACAGCTGAATATATTGTAAGTCAACATCCTGACTTCCAGTATATTTGGAACTCGTATTTCAAACAAGAATTATTAGATGAGGAACGAGATGAAAAACCAAGCTATAATATAAGTGGAGAGTAGTATGACAGTAAACGAATTTATAAATTTATTAATAGAACAAGTTAATTATAAAATAAACAGTCAAGGATTAAGCAGAAGTGTATTAGATGCTAATGCTTTACAAATACTTCAAGAACAACCAACAGTAGAAGCAGCAATAGCAGAAGCTGCTTTGTTACTTAATGGTGTTATGACAGTTGATGAACTATCCAGAATATCACAGGGATCAGGTCAACCACAGATACAAAACTATCCACAAGATACAGGAACACAAGGGCAAACCTTTGTTAGTTTCTTAGGTGATGTTCCTACTTACTATACAACTCCTACTGGTAGAGATATAGCAGAAAAAGATGATGATGGAGAATATGTATTTTATACACAGGGTGAACAATATTCTAACTTTGCAGGGTTAAGTCCTGAAGTGAAAGCAACTATACAAACAGATTTAGTCAATGCAGGTTTACTAGAACGAGGTTCTTTTCTTATTGGGGAATGGGATGATGCAAGTGCAGATGCAATGAAAGTAGTACTGGGTAGAGCAAATCAAATAGGTAATCCTGATTGGGTTTCATCAATGAAATGGTATGTTGATAATCAATTACCAGAAATACCTACAGCAGAAGATATATTTTTACCTCCAGATTATACAGGTACAGCTAATCTTATTGATAGTATGTTTGCACAATCATTAGGTAGGGAACCAAAAGAATATGAAAAACAAAATTTACTAGATCAATACAGTGCAATAATACAAAAACAAGCAGCAAATCAACAAAGAGTTGCTGGTTTAATAGAAGAACCTGAATTTCAAACAGTACAAGAACTTGTTGATTACAGTAATCACGGCATAGAAGATATACAAGAAACTATACTAGAAGAAGGAATTACACAGATTGATCCAGCTGCAAGATTCCAACAATCTTTTAAAGATGCAACACGATTTGAAACAGAAAGACTAAGAGGACAAGCTGATATACAAAGAACTAACCAAACTATTCTTAACCTTATTAGTGGTGCTCCAGGGTAATACTATGGCATTAGAACAATTAGATACATTTATGGAAACAATGAAAATGCAGGAAAGCAGTGGTGACTATAATGCTATTGGTCCTGTAACTAGATACGGAAGAGCTTTGGGAGCTTATCAAATAGTAGAAGATAACTGGGAAAACTGGTCAAGAGAAGCATATGGATTGAGCAAAAATCAACCAGCACCTAACTGGAAAGATAAAGAAGCACAAGATAAAACAGCTAGATATAAATTTACACAATACTACAACAAATATAAATCTTGGGATTTAGTAGCAATAGCTTGGTTTGCTGGACCTGGTAACGCTGATATAGTAAAAAGAAATACTGATTTAAACCCTAGACTACTTCCTGAAGATGCAAAAAATCTTGTAGATATAATGAGTTATAAAGATGTTTTAGGTAAAGATGTTGGTGGATATGTCAATGATGTAATGACCAATATGAATAAAGAATTAAAAAATAAAGGTATGCCTTTAGCTACTAGATATACTGCACAAGACCCAAGTATTAGAGTTCAACAACCTCAAATTGCTAACAGTAATGTTGCTATAAGTATGATTGATGCTTTGTCACAGAACACAGCAGGTGGACAAAGACAGCAAATAGCAGTTGGTGGAGATCAAGCACGACAAGCAAGTAATGTTAGAACAGCTATAGATAATGCTAAAGCAAAGGGTGAGTCAACTATTGATGTAAGTATGGCTAGTGAGAAGAATCCTTATTCAGCTAGAGAGTTAGGGATGAATAGATAATGGATAAATATTTAGTTGTAGGCTCACCTGGTAGATATACAGTTATTCCTGTCAAACAAAATGATAAGGATTATGAATCTGGTATGTCAGAACAAGCTGCGCAAGAAACAGCAGATGTTTTAAATGCACAGTTTGTTAGTGGTACAACTACAGCTATTCCTGCATCTGAACCTAAGCAAGATCTAAGCAGTACTTCTTTTGCAGAACCAGAACCAGTATTTGCAGCACCACAACCAGAAAAAGAAGAATCTGTAATAGACAGAACACGAACAATGGCTGCTGCTGCACAAGTAATACAATCAGATATAAGGTTTGAAACAGATTACATTAAAAACTTTGTTGCAAATCAACAAGCAATAAGAAAAGCAGAAGCTGAAAATAAAGACACAAGAAGTTTAGTAGAAAAAGAAACGGATTATATAAAAAATTTTGTTGAAGAAATAGTAAAACCAGCAGATCCTGGTGATATTGATTACGGAAAACAGCTTGAAGATGAAACAAATTATATAAAAAATTATGTTAACAATGTTGTAGATAAAGTAGAAATTGAAAAAGAAAAAGATACAACTAAAAATGAAAATGAAATTATTGATATTGTTGTAGAGGAAGAAAAAAAACAATTAGAAGAAGATACAATAACAAACAACATAGTTACAAATAATCAAAATTATGTTGGTACAGCAGGATCAAATCAAGATACAGTATTCAATAATATACCAACAGGTGCAAAAGTATTTGATGTAGATGGAGATTATTACCTAGGATATTTAGTTCCAGGTGGAGATGGAAGTCTTTACACAGGCTCAATCTATATGATGTACCAAGTACCAAACAACGATTTCGTTAAGTCAGGTTTATTAACAGATGCTTCTGCTTTTAAAGGAGCTAACAGTTTCTTAACTAAAGAAGATTTAAACACTGGTGGTGCAATAGTTGCAGGTACAACTGTTGAACTAGAAGGTATAGAAGGCAATCCTTTCTTACAGTTTGTAGAAAGAATAAATGATAATGTTGCAATATCTCCTTGGTTAGCAACAGCAGATGGTTTAGCTCTATCAGCAGAAGTTGCACTAGAGGGAAGAGATCCAACACCAGGTGAATACAGACAGCTCAAATGGTTTCAAGAAACCACAGAAGAACAAAGAGATTGGTATGAGCTATCACTAGGTAGAGGATTTAATAACTTACCACTAGATGCAAAACAAGAATACGAAAACACAAGAAGAAATGTTAAAAACAATTTACTTTCTTTAGGTATAGCTGGAGGATTTGACCCTGAAACAGGAATGTTGAGAGATGTGCCACCTGGATTAGTTGATTATATATCACAGAAAGCAGTTACTGGTGAATGGTCAGAATCAAAAACAACAGAACAACTAAGGTTGTTTGCTGATCCATTTGCAGCAGGAGAAAGAGATGAAGCATTTTTTAATGTAGTTGAAGCTAGTGGGTATGACCAAATAGATAGACAAATGCAGTATGAAGATACTGTAAGACAAGAAGCCTTAAAGTGGTTAGGACCTGTAGCAGGTAACTACAATAGTACCTGGGTAGCTAATTGGGGATCAAGACTCAGATCAGGAGAAGCAGATGCTTTTCAACAATTACAAACAATGCTTAAACAACAGAGAGTTGCTTTGTTTGATGCGTATACAAATCCTGAATTAACCTATGAGGATATTTCACAACCTTGGAAAAACATTGTAGAAAATGCTTGGGGTGAAGTACCTGATGAAAATCAAACATATTTTCAAGACATAGTAAAAAATAATAATGTTACCTATGCTAATGAAGTTTTAACTAAAGTAGGATTAGAACAAGGAAATGATAAAGTTGTTAATGATGCTTTAAATAGTTTAGAACAATCTATTGGACAAGGCACAGTAAGAAGAAACTTAGGAGCAAACACATAATGGCAGATTTTGTAGCATTAGCAGAAGCAAGATTTCCAGGTTTACCTGTAGAGTTTTTAAATTTGTGGACACAGTATTATCAAATAGGTAAACCAGAAACACAAATTATATCAGAGGTTCGTAAAGACCCAGAATATACAAATATATTTCCTGGTAACACAACTCCTACAGGACAAGTTAGATATGATGAAGTAACTTACAACGCATTAAAAGAAAGTTACATAGGTACTTTGCAAGAGTATGGTATTGATAGATCAGCTTCTCTTACATTTATGGCTGATAAAATAACAGGTCTTATAGAAGGAGATGTATCAGCTTCCGAGTTTGCACAAAGAGTAGGTTCGGTATATCAAGGTATAGAAGAAAATATACCACAAGTACAAGAGTTTTATGAAACTAACTTTGGAGTCACTTTAGATGCTAGGTCTATATTAGCTGGAGCTTTAGATCCTACAGTAGGTGAAGCTATAGTGCAAGGAAGGATTACAACTGCACAAATTGGTGGAGAAGCAAAACGAGCAGGTTTTGAAATAACAACCTCTGAAGCCAAAAGATTACAAGAAGCAGGTTTAACACAAGAAGAAGCAAGAAGATTGTTCTCTGTCGCTGAAGCACAGTTACCTAGGTTACAAGAATTACAGGCACAAAGAGGTATTGCACAAGAACAACAAATAGGATTAGAACAACTTAGTGAAGCATTAGTATTTCAAAGTCAAGAAGAGATGGAAATTATTGCTAGATTAGAAGAACAAGAAGCATCAGAGTTTGCACCAACAACAGGTGCTACAAGAACAGGTCGTAGAGTTACAGGATTAACTGAACTTTAATACTTGTACATCCCACATATAGTGGTACAATATATTGTATAGCCTGGTAGCCTCGGCTTAAAGATGCTGCACCTCCAGTTTATATCTGGCGTGTAAACTGCGTATTTCAATTCGCCTAGTATCGGTACAGCTAGAAGTGGCTGACAATTCTCATTTGTACTTTAATTATAACTTGTCGCCTATCGCATTATTTACCCCAGGATAATGTAGCTAGTAGAAATCTGGGAGAGGAGAAAAAATGGAAAACGAGATGAACGAAGCAGTAGAAGAAACACAAGATAATAATGCTATCAAGCAAATGCGTGAGCGTATTAAAGAGCTTGAAGCTGTAGAGAAAGAATTTAAGTCTGTACAAATGGGTAATGCCATTAAAGATGCAGGTTTTGACCCTGACTCTGGGCAAGGTAAAGCATTAAAAGACTTGTATAAAGGCGACTTACAAGCTGATGCAATTAAGCAGTTTGCACAGGAGAACTACGGATGGGGCTCCGAAACCCCTACTGAAGCTGATCCACAAGCTGTACAAAAAGCAAGAGTGGTAAGTAGCCAACAAAATTTAGATACTGTTATAGAGGCATCAGTTCCAGTAGAACCTGTTGGACTAGATGACCAGATAGCACAAGCACAAGCTGATGGCGACTGGCAAACAAGTTCTGCTCTCAAAGCCGATAAATTAAAAGCACTATTAAAAGATAAGTAAAGGAGATTTAAAATGGGTGCAGTATCAGGATTGGGAGATTCATACGATCTTCCTAATTATGTGGGTGAGTTATTTAATGTAACTCCAAACGACACACCTTTTCTTTCTGCTATTGGTGGAATGACTGGAGGTAAATCAGTTACCTCTAAGCAATTCACTTGGCAAACAGTTGACAATGCAGCAGCAGCTCAAACAGCAGTTGTTGAAGGTGCAGACCCTGTTTACGCAGAGAGAACAAGAAGCGAAGTAACAAATGTTACTCAAATTATGCAATATGGTGTAAATGTATCATATACAAAACAAGCAGCAACAGGAAACCTTAGTGGAGAATCCATTATTGGTAACCAACCTGTACAAGATGAATTAGCATTCCAGTTGGATATGTCTATGAAACGAGCAGCTAGAGACATTGAGTTCTCTTTCTTGCAAGGTACTTATGTCGCAGACACAGATATGGCAACAGAGAGAAAAACCAGAGGTATTCTTGAAGCTATATCTACCAACGAAGTAGCAGGTGGAGCAGCAGCTCTTGACCAAGCTAAAGTTGATGCAGCGTTAAAGCTAATGGCAGATTCAGGAGCTCCTTTTGAGACCCCTGTAATTATGGCTAATGCTTTCCAAAAGCAAAAACTATCATCTATCTATGGAAGTGCGTTATCACTCGCTCCTAGAGATAGAAATGTTGGTGGTGTAAATATCCAAACAATAGAAACTGACTTTGGTGAAGTAGGTATTGTTTATGATAGACACCTTCCTGCTGATGATGTTATCATCGTAGACCTTGCGTTCTGTAAGCCAGTTTTCTTGGACATTCCAGGAAAAGGACACTTCTTCGTTGAGCCACTCGCTCAATCAGGAGCTGCTTACAAGTTCCAAGTATATGGTGAAATTGGTTTGGAATATGGTCCAGAACAATTCCACGCAAAAATAACAAAC